CGTTGAATGAATTACCGCTGTTGAAAACATCAAGAGTATCTAATGATCCTAGGATGACTGGCGATGCACCAATTACTGCAGAATCTGTTCTGTATCTGTAGTCAACAATTCTTTCACCAACGTCGAAATCGCCGCCTTTAGGCTCAACGCTGGTAATGTACGCCATATAAACTATGTCTTTATTAACACGTTCCCTAACAACCTTCTCAACAACAGCTGTTGTCTTTGAAGAAACGCCCATAATGGATTTACCAATAAGAGATTCTAGATTCTCTGTGTATGTTACTTCTAGATATCGTGGATCAACCCATTTACCGTCTGATACTCTCAGTACGTCTTTACCAGGAAGATAAATGTCAACGTCTTCGTCGTAGATTAATCTGAATAGAAGTTTATAACCTTGAATGGTTGTTTTTGAACGGTACACGTCCAAAATATGTTTAAGGAGGAATCTTTTATTAGCAATAATATTGAATGGAATACCATAAAGATATTTTTTCTGGAAATATTCCAGAAATCTTTCAACAGTAGTATCAATATCTCTGTAATCTGTTAATTCTCTGGCTTCGTGAATGGGTCCGCCATTACCATCTGCTTTGACGGGACCTGCGGATTCTAGCCATTCATAATAAGCTCTGACGAATTGTATGAACTTTGGACCCTCTTCTTGGTAGAATTGAGGGAACTGGCTCTCTACAAAATTAGATATTGTTTTTTCTACTTTAAATTCCATTTTATCTAATTGTTTCTATTACGTCGATTGTTACGTCTTCAGGTTCTATAACCAGAACCATGTTCTTTGTCGCAATAATATCTTTATTTCTTGTCTTTAGTTCCAGAAGCAGATAGTTGCCATAGTAAGAAGATTTTAGATTACTTAGGGAAACAATTCCAGATTCGTAATCTATAACTCCAATATTTGGATTGACAGTAGTTTTTACGCCTCTAACATAAGTATAAACAAGAATACTACCAAGAGCGTCATCTTCCATATAACAGTTAGGAATTATATTATCCTTTTCGTCAATGTAAGAAAACGAAGAGCTGTTGAAAACTCTTTCGTCTGGATACGCAACTCCTCCATACACGCCTTCTAATTCAGCAGGATTATTAAATGCTATACTGTAAGAAGTGGCATAATTTAGTTTGGGATTTATTCTTTTAACAATCTTTACATGAGTGTCGTTACTGGTAATACTTGTGTCTGCGTCATCGATATGAGTGACGAATCTACTATATCTAAAATCGTTACCAAACTTTTCTAGATGAGCAGAACTAAACTCTAAAATATCATTAAGAATAATACTTCTTACTTCTGAAGCATATTTTGTAGTAAGTTTAGAATTATATTGAACGATTGAATTAATCTTAATATAGAAATACTCAGGATCAGTAACAATAACTCTGTTAGGCAAAGCAATATAATCTTGAAGGTAATTAACAATACTGTTCTTCAACAAAGAAGAAGCTATTGTAGAAGCTGTTGGTTTGATGGAAACGACTACTCTACCATAAAGTTTTGGTTCTAAGTCTTGACCACCATACACAATAACGTCGTCAACAGCGCCGCCAAATTTAGCATACACAAGAGAAGCATAATCGTCTACTGAAACAGCTCTCTGTTGTGTAGCATAATATCTAGGAGCATTGAATCTTATGTTTTCTATGTTTTCTTGATTGGCGCCATACACAGAAGGAGTTATAACTGTGATAGCAGAAGCTGTTGCAGTTCCTCCGTTAGATGGCCCAATATTATCTGTTAGAGTAAAATTATCAACACCATTACCATCAGAACCATCAGTGACAATATAATTTACTTGAACTGACGCCCCATTAAGAGGCTTTCTGCCAAACAATCCATCGCCGAACAATATCTCATATCTACCGCCTTCTACAGCCTGCACGAAATACACCTCAGATCCTCCCTTTAGACCAAATAGGGAAGCAGCAAAAACAAATTGAGTGTTAGATAAGCCAGAATTTTCAACAACATTGACTGTTATAGTATTGATGTCGATGTTCTGATTTGACAATATAAATCTTTGATCTTCTATGTCATAATCTACAACAAAGCTATCATTGAAATAGTCGCCTTCGCTTATTTGTATGTTTTCTACAGAAAACGTACTATTACTTGATGTGAACGTAAGAGACTGATCTGTTACGAAAGTATATGTTCCATTAGAATTATATCCAGAAAACCTAGTTCCTTTTGGGATAGTAAGTTTATTGGTAGTAAATCCGGATGTGTCAACAGTAAAACTTACATTTGCTGCTGCAGCATGAGAGCTTCTTGGAATATAATTCAGCTCTTTAGCGTGAGAAATAACAGAATCAATTTTTTGGGCTGAATCCAAAAACATCTCTGAAGCTACCATGTTAAGGTAGAAAGAATTCAAATAAGAATTATAAGCCATAACGTCCAAAAGAACGCTCATGTTTGAACCATCAAAGTTATAATCTTTGAAGGTTGACTGGGCTTTTAGATAATCTTTGAAATTCTGCTTGAGAGTATCAAAGTCTAAGGAAGCGAGATTTATTGAACTGTTTGCCATTTATCGAACTCTTTTTAGTAGCATCGTAAGAGTAAATTCTTCTGGATTATTTATTAGATTATAAATCAATGTTATTTCAATAGAATTTTCGTCGCTGGGTACAGAAGTTACTAAGGTCTGTAGAAGGTTTACTCTTGGCTCGTTGTTTTCTATTGTATTCTCTATATACATTTTTATAGTCCCAAGAGCATCTGTCGTATTAAGTTCAAACAGTGCAGCCGAAACGTCTGAACCAACAGTAGGTTGAAATAATCTTTCTCCTAAATTGGTTCTCATAAGATTTTTTAAAGATTGTGTAACAGAATCTTCATTAGAAACTTTAGCTAATTGACCTCCCAATGGAGTTTTAGCAAAACTTGTCATAAAATCGGAGAAAAAATCAACTTGTCTTTTTGCTCCAGTGAAAGTATCTGCTCTTGTTGGTTTGGTTGCCATTAGCTTACCTTTACGAAACTTTTGCCCTCTTGGGCTTTGGGATTACAGTGTTCTCCTCCTAGAGAAGGACACAAACTATCTTGTTGCGCACTATCACCCTTTACAATAACAGATTTACCGTTAATCTTTACATAAGTTTTCGAAGCAATCAACCCACCTTGACCGTGACTATTTTGGTCGTTTTCGACAGCCCACAATTGACCATCTATTTTAACAAAAGACTGCCCAGAAACTATAGTAGTAGCTCCACATGATCTTTGTTGGTTGTTTACATGTGCCTCTGCCATTATATTTACCCTTGCTTAAATTCGATAGATGGCGAAGTAATTGTAATAGACCCTGAACTTATTTCTATCTTAGAGCTTCCTACTTTTAATGTTATCTTAGAACTAGCATTAATCATTACTTCAGAAGCTGCATTTACTTGAACATCAGAAGCAGAATTGATTGTAGCTGTAGAACCTGTCTGAATAAACATGGTACTACCAGTTTCGATCTTACCTTTCTGCTTAATATAAGTGTCCATGTTCTGACCAGCATTGATAGCATAATCTTCTTTAACAACAGTGGCTTTATTCTTTTCGCCCATACTGACAATATCGCCTTGAACATGATTAAAATAATCTTTGTCGTATGAGTTTCTTACTGTACCAGAATATCCTCTAGAACTTACAGCCTCTGAACCTGTTTTGATCTTGGCTGTATCTCCTGATATTTTTACTTCTTTATTTTTGGTACCACGATAATAATTCTTACCGCCAGCTTGCCCAATATCTCCAGCAACTTCTGTTCTTTGAGTGGATTCTACATTAATATCATGATGACCGTCAACATGCGTTGATTTTCCGCCAGCTACATAATGCCTTACTTCGCCGGATCTTAGGCTAGTATTAATTTCTTTTTTCTTATCATTATTTTCTATTGTATCGTATGCGCCAGAAGGGTGAGTTTTCTGAGAATATGTTTTATCTTTTTCTTCTTTGTACTCGTAATGCCATCTACTTCCGCCACACTCTCTCCATTCTCCAGTAATGAATCCATATTTTGGTTCAATGTCTTGTTCAGAAACGCCGTCTTTTGGTAGTTTTTTATTGTCATCAACCATTACGAAATTCCTAATATTGTTAACATGCTTGATACTTTGGTTAAACCAGTCGTTGAAATATCGCCGCCAGAATAACTTCCTCCAGAATAACTTCCAAACCCAGAACCAGCTGCTCCGCCACCACCGCCAGAATTACCACCAAAAGAACCAAAACCGCCTAACTGAGAAGGTAATCCCATTCCTCCTAGAACTCCGCCTAATCCTCCTCCGCCAACACCAAAACCTCCCATGATATTACTTAAACCTCCCATGCCTCCAAGAGCTCCTAACGGAGAACCTCCTCCTAGAGCTTGTTTGCCTATCTGGAATATTTGGTTATTCAAACCCATATCTTTCTGAAATTGTTGCATTACATTCTGTATATTACCGCCCTGAATAGCAGAATTTGGTAAACTTGTTTGCGTGGTTAACATACCAATTAATGATTGTAATTGCCCGCCGAGCATACCACCCATACCACTAGACTTGTTAGAATTTTTACCAGCGCCCAAATCCATAGTGTTAGATTCTATTGTTACCATTTGATCATAAAGAATATCGTTAAGTTTGCTTGCTGTAAGAAATCTAATTGGTTTGTTGTTTGTGTCTAACTCAAAGTATTTGTCTATTTCGTTTGCTATGGTTGTTTCAGAAACAGAAAATACTTCTTCGCTTGATGTGCTAAAATGATACGATTTTGGCGCCTTCTTTACATAAACCTTAGTTGTTCCATCAGGAGACACCCATTGATCGTAACCAGGATAAGGGTCATTATCTATGGTATAATATCTTTTTACATAATTGTCAGGAACAGCGTCTATCAATATAACAGGAGAAGGAACAATATCTCCAAATACGGTGTCATCATATTTTGATACAGGTATACTAAGCGGTCCGAAATACAAAGCCAACCTAATCAGATTAGCCAAAGAATTTTTCACAATATCTCTGTATAAAGAATTTATTTCTTCCAAACCATTTTGATCAAGAACATCAACGAACAAAGCAATAACTGATTCGAAATTGTGTTTTTTAGTTAGAATACAGAGAGCTCCAGTAAACGAATCATTAAGAATCACAGATGGCCCAGAAGGAACTCCGCTATACGGCTGTTGAGGATTACTCATAGAAGCGCCAGAACCTATAGCCAACAAAGAAGTTATCTGTTGCATCTGTTGGTAAAGTTGCGGCATAACCTGACCATGTCCGCTTCCATCGACCATTTGGATTATTTGGGGTAAATCTTTACTACCAATCTCTCCAGAAGCTGTAGTTGGTTTGTCAGCGTTTTTAGCATGTTCGTCTCTAACGTCAGAGAGTTTCTCAGCGTCTTTACCTTTAACTCTTGGAGCGTCAGCATATTTTACTTCGCCTTTAAGAATTTTGGGTTGTTGTTTACGATGAAAAACAGACTTTCCTTGATCGAATGCTTTTTTTGCCATAATTAATCGTCCTTCGAAACTGCAGGGTTATCTACACCCTTAACTCTTATTGAACCACCAGAATTTTTCTGAGCTTCTTGTGTATCCCTACCAATTCCACCATTGCTGTCCTCATGGCCTTCAGGCATATCTCCTCTTGGTAAAGAACCAAGAACAATAGGATATTGCATAGCATGATCATGAGGCAAGAAAGTAACAAGAACTCTAGAACCAACTCTCAAGCCATGCGGCGCATGACCAAGTTTAGCAGTAGCAGCAGATGTGCTAGGTTGAACTACCATCGCCCAAGGCAATGCATCATCTTTAATAGCTTGTTCGTCGTTATGTTCATTATAGATTCTTACCTTCACACGTCCTGATTTGGTTGGATCGTCTTCAAAATTTCTTACTTCAGCAATATAAAACATTATCCTTGACCTCCACCGCCACGCTTAAATGACGCCTTTACAACTCTCAGAACCATTGTACAATGTGGCGGTTCTGCAGAAATTCTATATTTTGTTCTTATCGCCACAACTAAACATTTGCCATTGAATTGACCTTCGCCTTCTTGCGTATCGCTGTTCGCTTTTTTAGGAATATCCAACTCAATCATAGAACCAAGTTTAATATTAGGATTATAATATGTTTCTAATTCTGCGGAATTTTGAGCTAAGTGAGCAAGAAAGGCAGCTCTTTTTGTTTTGGCTTCTGATGTTGTATGTTTGTCTTTATTGTTAGCTTTATCATGTATATATCTAACGGGCAATGACTTAGCGTATGAAGGAGATTGATCGTAAACTCCTTGACTGTCAGCAAATTTAAACTTGTTTTGTTTTTGACTATTTGTGGCCACAACCTTGTGAGAAGTTAAATCGACAGTATATTCTTCTGTTTTATCCAAAGCTCTTGGACCAGAATCAAAATTCTTGGAAGGTCTGAACCACATAATAGAATTTTGTCTAGCGTTTTGATCTTTTGAATCAAAATTTAAATTTGTTGACTGTTTTAGCTTTACAGTTGGCTGGCTTTCGAATAATT